TGAGGGCCATCCTCATGATTCCCACAATGTCCGTCTTGGACTTAGGGTGAGTGTCGATTCTAAAAACAAAAATTAGATCTCAGAACTAGAATCTTACGTTTGATTCTGAGAAATATAAATAAATTATACAATAATATACAAAAGATACTTATGAAGTTTCAGTAACTACATATTGGTAATAAATAGGTACTCCAGTAAAGAAGAACAATGAAAAATCTTCTCCAACTGCATCATGTTGCTGATATACAGTTGCCGGAACTGGAGTAGCACCCGTTACATTAGTATCTGTGGTTCGAACTAGATGGGAATTACTAGGCAAAATCTGAGCCTCAATAGTTCGTGCTGGAGCAAACCTATTTGGTCTATAAAAAGGCAATTCTACTTCAATAGAATTGTTAATAGATAAATTTGTCGCAGCAGTTCCGTTACCAGAGCTCAATGCCCATTTAGCTGAAAGGAACTTCTGAATAACTGCCCGGCCTGCCCCCAATAATGCCTCAGAATTGAAAAATGTACCATTTCCAGTAGTATAAAATTCATCACGAGTCACTAATGGTGTTTGCGTGGTGTCGTCTGCAGTAAAGAAATATTTCTTACGCATGGCCCCACGATAACCGGCATATGCTGGCGTAAACCAAGAAGTAAATGTGGTGGGTCCCACTGTGAGGGGTGTTACACCATCAACTGCTAGATCAATACCTTGCGGATCATATCCTGTGTAATAAGGCATATCTTTATTCCTTAATTCGTTAACACGAACCGAATCGGGACTAGCCTCTGTAGGAAACCAAAATCTAGTAAAAATGTAACGCTTGCACAATTCGCGAATTGAGCAAGGTGGGTCACCATAAAAAACCAAATAAGTTGCATCCTCCTCTTCTGACTTTTTAGCAATAGTCATAATTTCCCCAGAGGAAGTTGGTTTATCTGAAGCAGTAATATCACCAGTCTCTACGTTAGGAGAACTACTTTGTGATTCTAAAATTTCATCAGCCTCCGCTAATTCTTCCGATACAGAAGATTGAGCAACCAAAGGCTCAGGAAACAAATGATAATCGGCTAAGTCATAATTCTTAGGCTCAGCTAACTTAAAATCATCACAAGCAGATACAAATACATTGATAAAAATAGGTGCATCAACACTTGGGCATACCAGATCATTAAGAACTGTTAACTCAAGCACACCATTTGCTTCAATATAATTAGCAGGCAATCTAGAAAAAGATGAAAAATTAGATCCTGTATCATACGGAACACCACATTGTTTCCATGGAGTATTCTGACCCCAACCAACAACAATTTCAAAATCATCGGTTTCAGCAATATCAATAACACGTGAGTAATTAACATTATAATTAACTGACGAAGTAAACTGATTTGGATCCCATCTGGCCAAAATACGACCTTTATGGAAATCACTCTTTACAATCTGAAATCGAAATTTCAAAGAGCCTTGCCAACGATTAAAACAAGTTGCCATATGAGCAAGTGGCGTCATATGAATTTCGCCCTGAAAATTATCTAATTGCATAGGCAATACTCGCGTATTCCAAAGTAAAGTGTCAGGCGCCGCATCTGGAGCCCAAAAGAATTGAGTCAAATACGATTCTCTCTTTACATAATCAAGAATACCCATCTCATCTGTGCCATCTAAACCTACTGTACGTGAATCAACAGTTAATTCT